TATGATTCTTGGATTCGCACACGGGCCATAGATAGTCATCTGAAAATTGCTACTTCTGTAATGATCTACATACCAATGCTCTGTTCCGGATAATGGTTTTGAATAGTCATATTGATAATCATATGGGTAATCTAAGAAGTTATAAATTTCCCCCTTGTCTGCGCTATCCGGATAGAAGCTCTTAGATTCTTCCTCTGCCCACATAGGATATGGACAGTAGATACCGAGTTCCATGTCTGTCCAGCAGTTCCGGGTAGATGACACTTTGCTGGACATATCCTTAATATAACAATCAATATAATAGTTTCCAAACCATATACGCCCT